AGATTTACTTCATCCATATTTAGTACCTGTACTATTTCATCAGGTACGTTAGCACCTATGGCGTTAAATTTAATAACTTCTTCTTCCCCTGTATTTCTTAATACATAATTATTATGATCTCCTTTATTCCTTGCAATGCTGTGGGAATCTGTTTCAATGCTTACGTGTGTATTTCCTCCCCACGTACTGCGAAAAGAATCTCCAGATGGTTTATTCCACACTACCCATCGTAAAGCACGTATAATAGCAGACTTACCTGAATCAGTTGGTCCTACGATGACGTTTAACCCTTTGTGGAATTCCAGAAACGACTTTTTGTGGCTTTGAAAGTTTCTTATTGTCAGATTGCGTATCATTTTTTCTGGTTCTTTTTATTATAGGTTTTTCTTCTTCAATACGTTTAATTCTTCTTTCATCAACTTCAATAAATCCTCCTCTTGTATCATTTTCAATGGTTTGCATAGTGTCCCAAAAACCTTTTCCTTTATTTAGGTTGGGCCACCATTTAGCAATCATCCAAATTTTAGTACGTCGTGTTTTTACCCAATAATATCCAATCTCTCTTTGTTTATTCATTTCGTCTTGTTCTTTTAATTGGTTGTAACGTATCTTTGTCAATTCCTTGTTTTTTTAAGAACTTTAAAAATGAGGTATTATCTATCGCTAAGAATATTGCTACGGGTTTAGTTACTTTATTGGTTACAAAATCGTCACCGTTTTCGTAACCAAAATAAAAGTAATCACCTTTTTTCTTGGAAAAAGCGTATTGAGCATTTTCCTTACCATAAAATAAAGGAACCCATTTTTTAAGGCGTTCTAAAATATATTCATCATCCATCTTTTTCTTCTTTAATTTGGGTAAAATGTTGTAATTGTTCAATATATTTTGCCTTACATAAAGGACAGCAATTCGATAAAGTAGCCCTACTTGCCGAGTTTGAACTAATCGTACTGATTGATTTATCAACCTTTTTACCGCAAAGTGTTTTAGAACCTTCTTTGATATGGTACATTTTTAACGTTTAATTTGATTAATTATTTCTTCTATTTCAGAATCAAGCATAGCTGATGTTACTCTTGCTGTAAAGTGTAATTGAAACCTGTCAAGTGCAGCGTTCCACGCTTCGTCTTGAACCTCTTTAATCCATTTTAACCAATTACCGGAATTCTTTACGTAATCAATCCTTAATTCTTCTGGCGTTCTCATTTTGTCTGTTTTTAAGTTATCTTCATATACGTATTCAATAGTCATATTTCCAAACACGGTTGCTACATAATGTTGGAATCTTTCTATTTCTTTGTCTATTGCCATTTTATTTCAATAGTTTTAAAGTTGGTGAAAGTCCACAAGCCGTATGATAAACCGCAATAGCATCGGCTACGGCTTCGTCACTATATTTAATATTCTTCCAAGGTACGTCGTACAGTTTTTTAATAGCTTCAATCATTTCTGATTTTACGGCTGCTTTTTTACCTAATACAAATTTTTTAGAATCCATTTCGGAATACCATTCTACGGGTATTTCCAAAGTATCGGAAATAGTTTGTACCATACCTGCCACGATACCGATCATAACCGCAGCGGAAGCATTTTGGCTACCGTGTGGTGCTTCCGAAAGGATAAAATCTACTCCGTGAGTACGTATTAACCCAAGTAAGATTTTATTTATTTCGCTAATACGTCGAACGGTATCGTCTGATTTACGTATCCGTGATTTTTTATTTTCAGGTGCAGTTTTAATACAACCCGAATCAATAATTTTGCTATCCTTAATAATGGCGTAACCCCAAGCCGTAAACGAAGGATCATTGGTTAGTACGGTTAGGTGTTTATTCGTTCTTATCCGCATGATGTTTTACATATTTAATGACAGTTTCCCTTTGTGATTTAGTCAACGTGCTCGTGTGTGATACAATTTTAAGGTATTCATCCATAAAATCCTGTGGTGTCCAACCATTATAAAACTTATGGGTAAAGGTTCGCATATTAGACCGTAAATCAAAAATTTGCTTTTTCATAACAAGTCTGCTAAATATTCTTCCTTATGATATAATCGTTTTGCAATGTCTTGTAATTGTTTTTTGGCTTCTTCGGTGTCTGCTTTTTTAGCCATCTGTTCTGCCAAATACCAATCTACACAATACAAATGATTGGCGTCCTTGATTAGTTGCGCATCATTTTTTGTCATCTTTGTTTTGGTTTACGTTCTGTTTCAAATTTACTTTCAATTTCTTCCCAAAGGTCAATTACCTCGTTTCGTAATTTATCTTCAAGATTATTGGCTTCAACTTTAGCAATAGAACTTTCCATTGATATACCAAGGCTTTCACCACCGACGGTGTACATTGTATTTTTAGTAAAATCCTTGATAAATTGCAGATTCTCACGTATATCGTCTATTCCGTAGTCGAAAAGAATTGTAACCGAAGCCGTATGGTAAGGCTTCCAAATCGAAGATTTGAATACTTCAACATCGGTACGTACCCCGATTATACGTTTAACTTCCTTACCTGCAATCTTTTCTTTGATACTGATTTTTTCAGGTTTTGTCATACGCAATCGTAAGGAAGAATAAAAGCCTACGGCTTCACCACCGGGAGTTGTGTACTTTTGTCCGTACATTCCGGCATCCATATTTACACGTACCTGATTACTACATACCATTAGCAGGTTATTTTTGGTAAGTATTCGGCAAGTACGACGTAATTCTTCACTAAACTCTTTGGCACGACGCATTCCCATTTTATCACCGTCTTTGTTTTCCATTTCCATATCGGTTGACAGGGCAGCAAGGGAATCAGCCATTACACCGTTAATAGTAGTACCTTTTGGTTCCCAAGCACGGACTGATTTAAACACTTCGGTTACGGTATCGGGCGTGGTATAGTTGATTTCTTCAATATTTACGTCAAACATTTGTGCGAATTGTTTGTTTAACCGTGCTTCCGGGTCGTGAAACATTATATCACCACCTTTACGTTGAATAGCCCCTGCAATTTCGGATAATAGAACTGTTTTTCCTGCCCCTGATGGCCCGAATATTTCTACAAGAATACCGCCCGGAATGCCACCACCACGCACACGTCCACCACTAATGGCAAGGTCAAGCAACGTGCTACCCGTACTGATAACGTTAGCCATATTACCGTCATACTTACGTTTCTTTTTAGCCGGTGTGGTAGCATGGCGTTTAATTTGTTCATTTAAGTCTGGTTCACTTTTCCGAATTCTTTTCATTTATTAATTTTTTAATAATTATATCAATGATTCGCTGTTCAAGTTTGGCATTTTTAAATTCAAGCCGTAACCTATGACAAAAAGCGTAAAACGTTGTTTTCCTAAACGGGTAATGATGCCATTCGTATAACGATTTTGCAACTATTCGTTCTATAAAATCACTTTCTGTTTCAGTACGTTTATTTTTCCATTGTTGTAAAAGGTCAAGTATCACGCTTGTTTTTGTTACACCTTCTGCAAGTGTATAAAGCAAAAGGAAGGAAGATACCTCCTTTGGTACTAAAATACCAATGAAAGTAACTTCCTTTGTTCCTTCAGGATTACGTTGTTTTTTAATAATAGCCATTACTTAGCCTTTTTCTTTGCATAACATTCATTCCAGACTTCGCAATCGTCGCAATCATCATACTTGTTGGTATCCTTGCCAAACTTATGATCGAACGGGCAGTCCAATTCTTTTTTAGCACCACCCTTAACAGGTTTTTCCGGTACTTTGGATTTACGTTTCCTTACAGGAGTAGGTTCGGGTTCTTCATCGTCCTCATCCTCATCCTTGTTATCTTCTTCATCATCATTCTCGTCAGTATCCTCGTCAGTATCCGTATCTTCCTCCGTATCATCATCCTCATCTTCATCATCTTCTTCCTCGTCGTCATCATCGTCGTCTTTTACAGGTTTGCTTTTTACGTTACGTTTTGATTTAGGCTTTTCATCCTCATCATCATCGTCATCATCTTCTGCAACAGTTTCAAGAAACTTAGCCTTTAAATCTTCATAAGAAAGTACTTCAAGACACTCGTCAAGATTAGGAATCTTATCAAGAATCTTATCCGTATATTGTTCTACACGGTCAACAAAGTCAAACCTTGAAGGTTCCGGAAATTTGTTACCTCCAAAACTGTTTTCAACAAACCTTACACGCAACGTAAACCCTTCGGTATGGTCGGGAAAAGTTTCAAACTTTTCGTCGTCTGAAAGTTGTTCTTCAAACTTTTCCTGGAACAGAAAGTCTGAAAAATCAAATAAATAAAGTTTGTTTTTGCCACCCTTCTTTTTATCGTGTACGATAATAGCGTAAAGATTACGGTCGCTTGTACCTAATGCTTTAATTTCGGCATCGTCACCGTCAGACTTACGAAGTTTTTCACGGTACTCACAGATAGGGCATTTCTTACCAAAGGTAGTTGGGCATACGTAACTACGTGGTTCTGCTCCGATACTACGGTGAGTTTTAAACGGGCGTTTGTACCAAAGTGTTCCGGGAGTTGCAATTTCAAGATCGGGGTCACGATCAGGGTGTTTTTTGTCGGTAACGGTGTATGGCATAATATCCATATCAACTCTTGTATCGGGTTCGGGTTTGAAAACTTCAACCCCTTCCGGTAACTTTAAGTACGAAAACGACGAACCACGCTTACGTGCATCGGCATTTTTACGGGTTTTTCCACGAAAACTACTCTTACTTTTTTTCATAATTAAATTAAATTAAAAGTTAACTTCTATTTAAACGAACACGTGTGTTAATTTCTTGTCTTTTTGCTTGTTTCAATTCTCTTTCTTTACTTAAATTCCTTGCTACCGATGGTCCTGCAAAATATTGCTGACCGTGTAATATTACAAGATTTTCCAATGCCGCCTTACGAGTAAAGGAAATTTCATTCTTTACAATTTCAGCATCATTACATTCCTTTAAGGCATCCAACCATTCTTCTTTTGCCTTAATATGACGTTTATCACGACGGTAATAGGCTTCAATATCTGCTGCGTTAGGTTTTTCCTTATTACAGCATTTAACCGGATCATCGTTAGCTTCTGCGATAAGTTGGGAACGAATCAATTTAATGTATTCTTCTGCCCGTGTAACCTTATCCTTACAAGCTGACCAATACCTGCCATACTTAACGGCAAGTTCTGCCTGTTCCAGCCACTCAACGTCAAGGGCAGTTTCGTCAATACGAATATCTTTTTCGTAATTCATTTATATTAATTTTTTTAGTTTTACAGATACTATTTATTAATAGGCTTTCTAATAATGCTTTATGGGTACTTATTTCTTCGGTTATAATATCAAAAGCAGAAATAAACCCATCACACCAAATATCAGCATCCGTACAATTTGGAAACGGAGAATCTTCTTCAGTTCCAGTTGGTACTAATTGTTTTGCTAATCCAAAAATGTCATTAGTCATTTTCTTTTACGTTTTAATAATCGTTTTAAAGATTTTGCTTCGTCAATAACAATACTTGCTACGTTATCTTGCATTTCTTCGAGCAAGTCAATAGGAGAACGATTAAAAGGAATCGTTTGGGAGTAACCGGTTTCAATTTTTACATTTTCGTAATCGCCAAGATTTACGTTGTAAGAAATTGTAACCCAACATTTGTTGTCTTTGATTTCAACTGAACCTTCTGTTTTTTCTGCCATATTATTAATTTTTAGTAACGGAATAACTCGCATAAACAATACGTGGAAAACCTGCATTATAAGTAGGTTCAAGGAATTCTTCAAGTATAAGTGCTGCACGTTCATTATCACTACTTAATAAAACCGATTGAGCATACCCAATAACAACTCTGCGTATTCCTTCAGCATCTTGATTTTTTAAACCCTGTAAAATTACTTTTACTTTACCCCAAGGTTCACCTTTAATCAAAGCACGGCAAAGGGCAATACTTTCGGATTGTTCAATGGCTGCTTGTTGAGCAATAGCTAACCTACGCTTTACCGGAGTATTTAATACCTGTTCAAGTATTTGCAAGGCGTTACGTGGGTGTCCTTGACTATCCTGTATAATTTGTGTTAATACCTCACTGTGTTTATTACCAAAATCAGGTTCACCTTCTGCTTCGGCTACTTTAATAAGCAATTCTTCCATTTCTTCTTCGGTCAATACCTTAGTCTGGAATTGACTGCAACGTCCTTTAATGGTAGGTAATAGGCTTTGTGGGTCGGTAGTACACAAAATAAAATACACGTGGGTAGGTGTATCCTCAAGTATCTTTAACAGGGCGTTTTGAGCATCCCCCGTAGCTTTATGTATCTCGTCAAGTATGTAAACACGTACTCCACCGTCCAAAGGATTGTATTGGATATTCTTACGCAGGTCACGTACGGTGTCAATACCACGAAATTGAGCCGTGTCAATTTCAACAATATTATTTTCCGAACATTCCAATTTACCTGCTACAATACGTGCAAGGGTCGTTTTCCCTGTTCCGGTCGGGCCATGAAACAATATCGTATGTGGTATCTCGTTCTTTTTAAACATACCACGCAGGGTAATTTTAATTTCGGAATTGCCGAAAAAATTTTCAAGTGTTGTAGGTCTGTACTTTAAATAGAGGCTCATTTCATTAAAAGTTTTATGATTTGATTAAGTGGGTCTTTTTCTTCCCTTATCTTGTTTTGCAATTCGTTAAATAAAATTATCTTAATTACAAAACCTGTAAGTGAATTACTATTTTCAAGTAACAAATAGTAAGTATTACTATAAGTTTCCGAGTGTAATAATTCATTTAAAAGTGGTTTTAATGAATTAGTTATTTCATTATATTCGTCTTGTGTAACACTAAATGCTTCAGTAAACGATTTTGATTTAATGGTACGTTGTTCGGTAAGACGTTCGAGCATTGCTTTTTTGCAATAATCGAAAGCAAGGTCTTCGGATTCACGGTCATTTTTCATTTTTCTCTGATTTGTTTTGTTAATATTCCTTTTTTAATTCTTTGTAGTACATCAAAATAAAGATTAAGTTCAAACAATACTATTTGGTGATTTTCGGAATAACGTTCCATAACGTATTGTTTACGGCTAAGTAGAAATTCTTCAATTATATCCAAAGGTGGTTTATCTTTGAACCGTTCAAGGAATCCATCTTTTTCAATAGGTCGTCTTTGTCGTTTTATTGGCTCGGTAGGCTCAATCTCGAACAGCGTCTGTGATTGTATTGTCCGTATTCGTTTCATTTACTAAGGTTATTTGATCTTCCCCAACCCAAATACAATCGTAATAATCAACTCCGGTTTTACCGTATTTATCATAGTCCTGTATCAGATACTTATTCTGTCTTTCACGGATAAAATCACTACGCCCGACTACTACATAACGTTTACGACGAAACATTACATTGTCGGTTAAAGCGTACTTGTAAATTTCCCTGAATTTTACTTTACTAATTTCCATATTATTAGTTTTTAAGTTTATCAGCCCAACTGCCGTCAACCGGATGAATTTCAACATCTACGTCTAACGGTACGGTAATCCATTCCCATTTTTGACGAATATCATTACACATAATACAACGCATTACCTTAATTACTTTTTTCAATTCACGAGGGTTTACGTCCATTATAATTGAATCGTGTATTTGTCCTACAATACGTGAATCCCAATGTTCTTTTGTTTGTGCTTTTACACCTTCAATTAAACTCCACAATAAACAATGAAATGCTGAACCTTGTATTGGATAATTTATTACATCGTTTTGATTCATTACCCCCTGTAAACGAAAGCCTGTTTTGGTTTCTATATAACCTTTTTGTTGATAAAGTTGCCACCAATCACGTTTCCATTTGGTATAAACTCCGTAACGTACTTCCCAAAAGTCTTTTTCAATATCCCTTACATGTTCGGTAAACTTATCCAAACTTGTAAATCCTTTTTCAATTAAATGGTTTGCCAAGTACGTATCCTCAAATGGTATGCCTTGTCCTTTTTTCCAACGCCCGTTTTTAGGTAGTTGACCCCAAGTACAGGCAAGATTAATGGCACAATTCTTATAATAACTACCGTAAAATTGCGGGAATACAAATCCATTTTTGGTAGCACTACGTAAAGTGGAATGAGTAAGTTCTTCTTTATTAAAGTTTTCAATTTTGAATAATTCTATACAAACGTCACGGTGCATATCTCCAGAAACAATATCGTCAATTAGTTTTTGATCACCGTTGTAACAGGCAGCAATACGAACTTCAAGTTGTTTATAATCAAACTCTACCAACTGATTTCCCGGGCGTGGATAAATTGCCTTACGACAAATATCCATTGCTTCTTTATCACGTTTAGGTATATTTTGAAAATTAGGTGAATCCGATGAGCCACGAAACGTTTTAACAAGGTGTAATTGATAAAATGGGTGTAACGTACCGTTTACCTGTTCCCGTTCAAAACTTTCAAGATAAGTATCACGTATTTTTTTAAGTTTTTTAATTTGTAAAAGTGTATCAAGTTCAGGTATTCGTAACTGTCGTAAGGCTTCTTCGTCGGTTGCACCTTTACCCGTTACGGTTTGTTTAAATACTTTCAAATTCTTTGTTGTGTAAAGAAATTTACCAAGTTGTGTAGGGCTATAAATATTAACTTCCTTGCTTGATTTTAACCAATCCTTAAAAAACGTTGTTTTTAAGAATTGCTTTTCAAGAGCATTAATTTCCCGTGTAATTTCTTTTTTCTTATTTTTTATGTATTCTACGTCAATACGTAGTCCGGCTTGTTCAACCTTTGCTAAGGCTTGAATACCGTCGTGTAATAATTTATATGCGTCAGTTGTCGTTTGCATAACTAAAATGGTAATGATAAAACTTCAATTTGTTTTTGTTGCTTCAAAGCCAAGCGATATTCGTAGATAGAATCCAAGGCACAGTATTTCAAGGTTTCTTCCCTACCTTTTTTAGTAGCAAAAAATTCCTGTAAACGATTTAAACTATTGGCATTTTTGCTATCAACAGCTTGTAACCAAGGCGATACGGTTTCGTTATAATTGACAATTCCAAAATTCACGTAAGTTTGGAATTTCAGTCCTGTGATTCCTGCCCGATTATCCAACAAATGAGCAGCCAACATTGAATCCCAATACCAACCACGTACACGTGTTTTAAGACGTTCGTAACTCCAACTTTCCTCAAATTTGAGATTGTGAGCCATCTTGCGTATTGACTTATTGCGTAAAATATCGGTAAATGGCTTACGTTTTTCAATTACATTAGGCATTTCAAAAACAAAAACGTTATTTTCGTCAGTAGCAACCGAACAACAAACTATTCTATGTCCTTTTGCGTGTGGTTTTAAACCCGTAGTTTCGTAATCGAACGCTATTGTACTACCCCATTTAATTACGTTTAATTCGTTTAAATCTTCTATTACTTTTATTACAGGTTTTTCCGGTATTGGAAAATCATGTAACCGCATTGTTAAAGCCCGTGCAAGATCGGTTTCCCATACTTTATAAACCTCCGGTAAATCAAGTTTATCAACGTATTCCGGTGCAAATACAGGGCATAACCACGTTTTAAAATCTTGGTCAGGTATAGTCCAACCACGCCATTGATCAATTCCGTTTAAAGCACCTTTCCAACGATTACCAATCAGTGAATATACCGCCTGTATTCCAAACAATATAATCACTTTTGGTTTGTACTGTTCAATATACCGTAATACAGAACCCCTGCAACAATCTGTATGAAAATTTGTAGGGTCTTTATCCGGTAGGCAATTAACAGCATTTATATTCAGACAATCTTCAAACAGATCAATACCAAATTTACCATAAGCATCTTTTAATAACTGCCCTACACGCCCCTGAAACGGTTTACCACGCCTATCATCGGCAAGACTTGGGAAAGTACCTATGTTAAGTATTCCCTTGCCAAAATTGCCGTAAGGTTGCATTTTAGGTGTTTCACAATTACGGTAAAGCCCACAAGAATAGCAAGTAAGCGACTTGCCATCGGGTCGTTTCTTTGATTGAGTTTCCGTGCGTGTGAAAAATCCTGTCATAATACAAATAATGTTTGTCTTGTTCTACGTATTCTTTTTTCGGCTATTTTTATATATTTTGAATTTAATTCAAACCCTATATAATTTCTATGTAACTTTTTACACACTACTGCTGTTGTTCCTGCACCCATGAACGGGTCAAGTACAACCCCTTTTTCGGGGCATCCTGCTTTGATGCACGGAACAATTAAATCTTCGGGGAATGTGGCAAAATGTGCTTCTGAAAATGGTTTTGTCGTTACTGTCCAAACGGAACGCTTGTTTGCGAAACCAGAAGAGAAAAATGAACTTCCCCCTTGTAGTCCAACATCTACATATTTCCTTCCACCAACACTATCTCCTTTGTGTACTGATTTTTCCTTTTCTTTCACCGCATCCGCATCGTAGTAATACTGCTGACTTTTGCTTAACAGGAATATGTACTCATGTGCCTTTGTGCAACGGTCTGTTACTGATTCAGGCATTGGATTAGGCTTTGAATTATGTGTTAATATTCCACTTGCAAGTGAAAATAAATGTGGCTTATTTTCTACTCCTAAATCATAAACATATCTACATCTTGCCTTACGAATAGCAATAACTTCATTAGGATTTTTTTGATTAAAATGTCCGCTTCTTTCAATTCTTATCTCACCCCTGAATGCTGGATTGTTACCACCATTATATTTAACAAATGAGGTATTTAATATTAGGTGATAACCTAATCTTGCACAGGCAGTTCTTAAATCACGTTCTAAATTATAATTGCGACAAAATCCTATTCTCCATCTATTGTTTGATTTATCCCAATGACCATCACCCGATAAATAACCATCAAGCATAGACTTAATAAAATCGTTTGAATATTTCCAAACCACAGGTGCAAAACATTTATCTTTTGCTGTTTTACCTGATACTAATTCATTTAATATTGCATTGATAACTTTACCATAAATACGAATATCCATGTTATTGTCATGAATAGTTTTTGTGCAATATCCTCCATACTTTTGGGCTATCATCTGCACTTTGTTCCATCGTTCTTTTTCTTTTGAATGTCCCGCAATTTGAATTGTATCTTCTGATTTAGAACCTTCTGCAATATATAATCCTGCCAACCATGCAGCATCTTTATCAATAGCACAGTCCTTTATAATTTCAGGTTCAGGAATAACACAATACTGTAATATATCACCTTTTTGTATATTATTTGCCTGTAACAACCCCCTACATGTTGGAAATTTATGAGTTGGAGTACATGATATTCTTTCTCCTGAACGTAAAACAAGTTCTATTTCATCTCCTTTTCTTTCGGATTTATTCATCCCTAAAAGTTGTGTCCATTTTTCCCCATTCCATAGTTTAACTGTTTGTGGATTTAGTCTATATAAATCCCTTATCATCATTGGCATTTCACCTTTTTGTGTCTTTGCGTAAACCCATGTTCCTCCCGATAAACACCAGATAATATCCTGCCGCAAGTACCACCCATCAGCACGCAAGGCAAAGGCAACCATCCATGGTATTCCGATTAGGTCTTTTGGTTTTAAACCGATTTCTTTGGCTTTTTGTGGTTTTTTAATTCCTTCTATAGTGCCTTTATGTGACCCTTGTATACCTTTTAAACATGATGGATGAATCGTCCCATCAGGATTTGAACCTTTACCTGAACCAGCATAACTATCCCCTAAATTCAACCACAATGTTCCTTCCTTTTTCAGCACCCTGCGGACTTCACGGAATAACTCAACCAATTTTAAAACGTATGCTTCCGGTGTTTTTTCCAATCCGATTTGACCATCTACACCGTAATCTCTCAATCCATAATACGGTGGCGATGTAACACAACAATCCACGCACTCATCCGGCAGTTCCTTTAACCCAATCAGACAATCGGAATTAATGATCGTGTTTATTTTCATTTTACGTTTTTAACGGTGGTAATGTAAATCCAATTTGCTTCATTAAAATAAAGTATATTCTTTACAAGCGTACATTTATCGGTTTTTGCAATAAT